AATTATTTTTTGTCAATAGCTTCTCGCAACGTAAGCATAGCGGCACCACCAGTGATTAATTGCCAGGCTTCTGTTGGGTCTAACTTTCCTAAGAATAAACCAATAGTAGCAAAGATAATAGTAAATATTCCCAATACATATGTTTTCTTTCCGTTTAACATTTTTCTATTAATTTGATTGATAATATCGACTTTTTTAAATATACGGACCCTGTAATCATCTATGTAACAGGTTTTTTATACTTCAATAGGTATTTATATATCTTCTCTCCTGGACAAAGCGTAGATTTTATATCTAAATGTCCATAGACTTCAGAATAAGGAATTCCATATTTGATTCGTTTTCTATCTAACCATTTTTTTAATTCATCTTTCATTACTTCTGTAAATTTAGTATTATCTCCCATCATACAAATACTTAAAGCATTTTTATTCCAATAACCAGGTTTTCCAGGTTCTACACAATGAGCTCCTTCTTCATTATCTGCTCTTGCTTGAAAAATCTTACCACTGAATTCCATAAAATAATGATATCCAGCATAGAATCCTAGACTACTTTTAAACCCCCAAATCATTTCATGATATCTATTCACTCCATCGAAGTCTAAATTACCTCCTCCGTAATGAACTACTATATGTTTAGGGTCGTCAAGATTCGGAATAGTTAATTTAGCATTCAATAACTTAACCCTTAATTGAGCTATTATAATTTTTAGTTGTTCTATTATTTGTTCTAATTTTTGTTCTAAATTCATTTTTTTTGTAGAAATGCTGTTAATTGTTCTATCATTATAACTAACCTACTACTTGTTTTTTCTAGAGCTTGATTTGATTTAGTGTTATGGTCTATATGATTACCGACTATTTTAACAAAATTCTTTTCTTGTTCCATAATAAAAGCAATAAATCGCACATCCTTTTCTCTGCTAGACCTTAGAAATTCTTTTACTATAATAACTATACCAACTATTGCGGCACTCCCTATACTTAATTGTGTGAAGTCTGCTATATTCATATTTCTATTGAGTTAATTGTTCCTACACTTCCGCTCGAACCTGCGGAACCAACAGAACCAGGATTTCCAGAAGAACCTCCAGTTCCAGCACTGCCAGCCGCACCTCCAGAACCTGCAGAAACATTTACTGTTAATGAAGAATTATCTACGTCAAATATTTTATAAAAAACTCCTCCATTACCTCCGTTACCACCATCTCCTCCATCTGAACCATTTCCATTCTCATAACTATTATTTGCACCATCTCCTCCATCTCCTCCATCTCTTCCGTTAATATTTATAGTTCCAGAACCATTTAACTCTCTGGTGTATAAAATTAATACTCCTCCACTACCTGCACCTCCTCCACCACCAGCTCCAGAAGCTTCGTTATCGCCGAAATGTCCATTTTCTCTATTTCCATCATCTCCTCCGTTAATATTTATAATTCCGTTAATAGTAATTTTTCCAATAAATAAATAAACAGTTCCACCAGAAGCTCCACTTCCACCCCCATAACCACCAACAGAGTTAGCGTGTCCACCACTACCACTTGCACCAGAACCAGAACCTGCAGAACCTCTATATATTTGCATTATTCCAGTGTTATCAAAATCTACAAAATCTAACATTTTTTTCACTGCATCTAAAACTACATTAGGAGCGGTTACAGAACCAGCATCTCCCCCACTTCCAGGAATATAACTATCATTTCCATCTTGACCTCCATCTCCACCAGAAGCTCCAGTAGAACCTATGCCTGAAGTAAAGTCATCTCCATCAGCTCCATCAATTCCATTTCCATAAGTTGGTGGATTATTTGCTCCAGTTTCCCCATCTGCACTTGCAAATAATGTTCCATTAGAATGTGCTTGTGCTCCCTTGGTTTTCCCAGAAGCATCTCCTCCATCTAAATTTATCTCTCCTCCGACTTGTAAATCAATCTCTTCGGCGTAAACCCTATAACCATCCATATTTAAAATTCCACCACTTGCAATCGTTAACTTCTTATAATTTTTATCTTCCGTTAAAGTAACACTAGTTGAAATGGTTACATTTCCATCTTTTTTATCTCCAAATTCAGCTAAATCAACATATGATTTTCTAACTGCTTGATTATCCGTAGTTGGGTCTGAAGCAGGCAATAAAGGAATTGAAGTAAATGTCTTTATCCCTGTAATAGTTTGAGCTATTTGCAATAAACCTGTATCAACAAGTTTTATTTCAGTGGTACTAATTGCAATAGCAACTAATTTCTTATAAGTTCCTGGAGTAGTTCCAATAGCTCCTACACTATTAGTTAGATAATATTTCTTACCAGCATCTAATCCTGTAAAACCAGCTACAATTCCATTATGTTGTAATGCGAATGTGTTACCATTAGAACCAGTTGTTCTGGCAAATCCTACAAAATTACGAATAGTTTCTGTATTGGTTGAAGCATTAGTTTTATAACACTCTCCATCGGCATCTTTAACATAAACAGCCTGTGGAGTAGAGGAAACAACTATATCTTCTCCTGCTGTTGCTAAAATTGGTAAATCCCTATTAATTTCGTCAGCTGTTATTTTTTCCCCTGCTGACTTGGGTCTTGCCGTATTACTCATTTTTCAATTATTGTTATTTCTTTCGTGTTAAAATCTTCACGCAAGAAATTTATTATTTTTTTATTTTCGACTTTATCATCGAATATATATTCTTTTTCTTCAAATATAGAACTAATAATTTTATGTTTAAACCCTAATCTAGAAACTATCCGATATGCTTCTATTTTATCTACAACATCAATTTTAATATTTAATATCATATTTATGCTGATGCTAATGTATATTTACAATCGACAACCCAAGCTTCTGTATTACTCTTAACCCAATCAACAGAAACGTGAGAAAATAGTTGTCCTGAATCTACGCTGTCTGTTCCATCTATAAAGTTTCCAAATTCGGTGAAAGACCCATCGCATTCTGTTTCAGTATAATAAGCTGTCAAATAAGCAATTACTCCCGAAGATGTAAATGATGCTGTTGCGTTTCTATAATCTTCTGTATAAAGAGTTGTTTCTGTTCCATCAAAAGCTCCTGTTCCTAAACCTAAAGCCATTCTAGTAATAAAACCGGTATAGGTATTGTCGTTGGCTAATAACCTAGCAAAGACATTTAATCCAGCATTACAAATAATATTTTCTTTAATTAACTCCCGATTCAATGTTCCTAGAATATAGAACTTTTTTCTATTCAATTTAAACTTGACTACAAACCTATTCCATAAAGTTTCAAGAAAACTCAATGTAGTTTGGTCGTAACTTCTAAACCTAATCTCTCCTTTAATTTTTAGTTTTGTTTTCATATACTATATTATAATTTATTTTTCGACTTTTTAATATAAATAACTTGTAAGGTCTAATAACATATCTCTACGAACATCATTATCGTCAACTATGGTGTGTAATCCTAATACCCATTCTATTGTCCAAGGATTTGCTCTAAGTTGTTCCGTAATATTAAGTGTGTTATGTTCTGCCTGTTCTGCTTGCCTAGTTACTAGTTCGGTAATTTCTAATATTTCTTCTAAATTTTCTAACACTTCAAGGATTTCGTTTTTATTAATAGTTATCTTTCTATTTTCATTTACTATTAATTGTTGTAAAAATTCTACTATTCCAAACTTTAAACTTGATACGAAATAAACCGTCCACACCCCCTTATTATTTCCAATCATTCTAAGCACTACTTTTTGAATTAAAAACGATTGGTCTAAACTTCTTATATCTGACTGGATATTTATTAATTGCCCAGACCTTAATCCGGATACATAAGTCTGAAAACTGCCGGTCTTTAAAGGATTCTTATAAGCTCTTAATTCTGCCTTACCTCTATCTCTAGCTTCTTCTTTTGTAGCAATACTTTTATCAACAATTTTATATCTAGATTCTCCATAACTACTTATTGAATCTGCATCTCTCGACCTACTTAATACTGGGAATAATGGTTTACCAGATATTGTTATAACGGTATCCTTATTAATAACTCCAGAAGCTACAATGTACTTTCCATTATAATTCCATAAAAAATCATACCCATCAACAAATTGATTTAAGCCATCGATTCCAATATTGGCTTGTAATCCGTCTATATCTACTCCTGGTTCACTCGCATACTTATAAGCTAAATTAAAAGTATCCTGTTCTCCATCTGCGGTATATTGTTCTGACCTTTTCGTGGCTTCGTATTCTCCTCCTCTAACAAAGACATAATTTTTTAATTGAGATAAATCCTCATCAATCTTTAAACTATTAAAAATATATTTCTCATTAATATCTGTTAAGTTAAAATCTGAGGTTTCTCCTTCCTTATCAAAGAAATGAATATCTTTATTGTAATCTACATACCAATCATAGTTTACTATCTCTGCTAATTGTTGAAGTGCTTTAGATGGCTGTTCGTAATTAAAAGCGATATAATTAATTTCCAAATCACAAACTACATTGGTTGTCGTAAATCCGGCTGGCAAATAATCGTCTTTAATAAGCTCTATTATTTCGGCAACCGTCTTTTTTTCATAACTATCTATAACTAAACTTCTATCCATCTCATAAGTATAATCTTTACATGTAACATTATACGATAATATCTGACTTCCTTTAACCTCTTCGGAAACCGTAATAATATGACCAGCAAAGATTCTTGTTCCACCATCAGTAACGATAATCTCATTTCCCACTGCTGGTTTCCAAGTTTTACTTCCCCACTTCTTTACTCTAAATACTAAAGAATCAACCTGACTCGTCATTATGTCTTCTTTTCTAAAAGTGCTCCACTCTATAAATGATTTTCTTTCTGTTCCCTCTACTAATATACTTAAATTCATAATCTTAAATTTCTTTTAATTTTATCTAAGATTAGGTCTCCCATCTTTTCTGCAGACTCTTCATCTAATAAAGTGTTTCCGGTTATATTAATTGTAATATTTGCACCTATTCCTTTACTTCCTACGGGAATAATAGTCTCTCCTCCGTGAACAATCGCGGAAACTGGAGCTCCTATTGGACCTGGGACTATTCCTCCTGTAGCAAAACTAAATGGCGTTACTCCAGCTCCAATATCTACTAATTCTTGTGCGTAACCACCAACATCTTCAATAAACCCTCCTATGCCTTCACCTATACTTACTCCTAAATTAGAAGCCTGACTTGATAAACTACTTATTAAACCTGTTACTGGAGCTATAAAGTTTTTTATTCTATCAACTAATTCTCCAATTCTACTAGATGCCCATTCTACCTTTTCCACAACCCAATCCCAAGTATCTGCCCAAACTCTTTTAATTTCATCTATAAATTTTCCAAAGGCAGTAGTTATAATAGCCCAAACTTTTTTCATCGTATCACTAACCATTGTCCATTTACCTTGAACAAGAGTATTCATTTCCGTAAGCCATCTCATTAAAAATTCCGATAAAGCTTCACTTGCTTCTATAACTGGTTGCCAAATTGGTCTTAAAAATTCTTTCCAAACAATAAGAATTCCCTTATAGAAATATCCTAATGTCGTAAATATATCTATAACGTTTTGCGCCCAACCTTTTAAAGTTTCAATTATAGTATTGAAAATTATTATCGCTCTTTCACTAAGCCAATTCCAAACTCCAGTTAAAACTTCTCTAATTTTTTCCCAATTTTTCCAAAGCAATACTCCTACCGCAATTACTCCAGCAATAACTAATATCCAACCAAACATTGCTATTGACATACCCCCTATAACTACTCCTAAAAATTTAATAGCAATAACTAATGGTTTTACAATAACTAGAAAAGCCTTTACCATAGTAATTACACCCGTCATTACTGTAGTAACAATAGTCATTGCGGGTGCGAGTGCTACAAAAAACAATACTAATTGTTCTTGAAAAGGACTAAGTTGTCTAAACCACTCTATTAAATTACTAATACCTAATATCAATCTTGGAACGTGTTCTGTTATTAAAGGAGTTATGGTTCTTATTAATTCGTTAAATACGGGGTCTAAAACTTCTCCAATCTCTATGGCACTATCGGCCATTACTGCCTTCATTCTAGATACGGCTCCACTTAAACCTCCTGCCGAAACAGCTACATCTGCATAATTTTCTTCTAACTTTCCTAAGGTGTGATTTAAGACTGCCGTTTTTTCCTCAGTAATAGTTAATTCGCTTGCTTCTTTTCCTAATGTTATAGCATAATCTTCTTTAGCTTTTACTAAATCAACCGTAATACCCAAATTATCTAATATCATTTTAGACTCTCTGCTCATACCAGTAATCAAACTATCAAACATATAAGTTACATCCATACCTGTTGCTCTTGCGGCTTTTTTGGACAATTCTGCCATCTTTGTAAATTGGGTTCCGAAATCACTAAAAGATTCTGCTCCCATCAATGATAAAGCACGAGTTCCACCTCTAAGAATCGTTAATTTATCTAAGGTTCCAGCAGATGCATTGGCAACTCTATTCTCAAATTCTTCTACACCAAAGCCCATACCCTCTGTCATTGATTGAAACGCATCTTTAACACTGGCATATTTACCGGCACTCTCAGCTAACTTAAACCCTGCTACACCTACTCCAACTAAGGCTCCTGTAACAATTAAAGAAGCCTTATTAATTTTATCTAAATCTTTTTTGAAAGAATCTAAAGACTTATCAATTCCTTTCATTGAAGCGGATACCTGGTCTTTAAGTCTTATGATGATATCTAGTGTTGAAGTTGGCATTACTTTTTATTAGCTTTTTTATTATCCATTTTTAACTTATCCATTAATGTTTCTATAAACCACAAAGGTTGGCTTAGATATTCTTGATAAGTCCATCTCATTTCCTGGCAAAGACTTATTATCATGATTTGCTTTGTCATAAAGCCCGAACGATACAGTCGCCTATTATTTATTCGGGCTTCTCGGGGTCCACTATCTTATCTATCTCCCTCTTAACAATATCGTAATCTCTTTTATCCATTGCAAGCATTGTGTCCATGATGTTTTCACTCTTACCATCAATAGACTCTATTAACATTTCCATGCATTTCTTTTCTCTTTCTAATATACAAGTTCCATCAATGGAGTCAAAATTAAAATCTTTACCACTGACCTTCATTTTCATTTCCTTAAACATAACCGATTGAATCTCTTGGTCTTCACCTGCAGTTATCCAAGATTTAATTAAGACTTTACGCTTACTAATAGGAACTATAATTTCTCTTGTTTCTCTATTCATAAATCAATTGTTGACTAATAACTCGACTTTCTATTTCTCACTACAATATCTATTGTTTTTGCGTCTTCAGAACTATATTCACCAATGAAATCTAATCCTTCTGTTGCAATATCGTCTATAGGTAATTCGGGAGAGTAATTCTCAAATCTCATCTTAGCAACTCTAATTTGAATAAATTCCGACAAACCTCCACCTATTTCATTACCATTAAACTCTATAAGCATTGCTCTTTTCGTTAAATTTCTAAACAAATCTCTTTGAGTTGTGTCTTCAAAATTTAATGAAATATTACCACTAACATCGAAATTCTTAACTGCTATTGCGTCCACATCTTCATTACCAACAACATGAACTGCTTCTGCATTATTATTTACTATCAAAGTTAATTCTTTAATCTTTAACGGTGTTGCTGTAATCGCAGTAGCTAAATCAGCCGCTACTCTAACTCTAGCATCCTTAAATGTAAATAATGTTCCCGATACTGTAGATAATGTTCCTGAAGTTGATGTAACTGGATATCTCGATAAAATATTAGCAGTCAATTCAGCCATCCCATCTGCAAAATTTAATTCTGCACTATTAACTACACCATAAGGAAATAAGTTCTGGTCTATTCCTGCTCTATTAGATATAATAGAAGTTGTTAATGGGACATTATTGGTTTTTCTTGTAAATGTGTGAGTATAAACTCCATCCCCCTCACTTACAGGTGTTCCAAAATTACCCATTACTAAACCAAGTAAAACCGGTGCTAATGTAGGGTCTAGATTAACTTTTAAATCTCCTCCACCTTCTTTCTTTCCCGTAACAGAACTTTCTCCTTGATTATCTCTAATTCCTCTAGCAGATAATTCTGGGATTATTTCCATCTTCTCTTTTAAACTATTTTCCAAAAACGGAATATAAATAGTACTTGGTTCTACTGGAACTCCAGGATTAGTTTCTAAGGTTATATTAACCCAACCTCTTTTTCCTACTACTATCATTTTCTTTTTCTTCTAGTTTTAGAACGGCTAACCTCTTTAACCTCTCTAAAATTAGGATTACTTAATAATTTTTGCCCGACCTTTATTGATACCTCTACTATTTCCCCTTTCGTCCAACGACGCTCGGGTATAACCGTATTTACCGTATTGACTACTTCAATTTTCATTGTATTATTGTTTCAGCAGTTTCAACTTGTAACGTTATATCTATTACTAGTTGAGTACTATTATTAATATACCCCTTATCGGCTTTTATGGGGGTTGTTTTTAAAACTTTAGCTATTCCCAAATCGTTATCAGCTCTAAATACTCCACAGACTTCATAGGTTTCATCTCTTGCTACCTGTTCTCCTTTCTCGGGAGTAAAGCCTGTTTCCTCAAATACTTCCTGAACAATTCTAATCATGTATTGATAAGTGACTTTATTTCTTTGATTATCCAAATCTACCGAAGTAGCTCCTTCAAAAACTACATAAGCAAATGGATAACCCGCTCCTTTATTAGTTGGATATCTATATACTCTAACCGTTCCATCGGTTCCTTTCAAAGAATCTATTGTTTTTAACTTATCTACTATGGCGTCAAAAATTGTGCTAATCATTGTCTTAATAAGTGGTTAATTGTTTCTTCAAATGCTCTAACTAATTTATCTTTTGTTTGTTCGAATGCCGGAACCATAAATGGATGTGCCTTCGTTCCCTTTCTAGATATTGCTTTCGATAATGCGTAAGGATTAATTCCCTTACTTCTTGCCCATCTACCTATTGCTACCGGTGAAACATAGTGCGGTTTAGTTCCAAACTCTACTCCTTTAGCATAAGGTTCTGTTGCTTGAACTTTTCCTACGGTTTCTCTATTACTATACTTAACCTCTTCTCTTATTGACCTTCTCAATGCTCCTGTAAATACTGGAACTAACTGCCTTGCTTTCGTTTTCAATGTAGTAGTTACGACATACATTGTTCGTTTCATTTGAGCTGATAATTTTTCTTCACTTATACTATCTAGTTTTTTATTTAATTCATCTAATCCTTTAACTTGTATTTCAAATGCTGGCATATTATTTTGGTCTACTTAAATTTAATTGAACACTTAATCCTAAAGGTCCATTATATTCCTCTACCCCTCTAACCATTAATGTCATTCCAGATATTGTAATTGTTCCCGATAAAACTATTTGCATACCATTTTTAATTCCAGACATTGTCGTAAATCCTTGGTATAATTTTTCGTTTTCTCCTAATCGCGATAATGCTACCTGTTCTGGTGATGCTGGTTGAATATTTACTTTTAAGGCTCCTAATTCTACATATCCTTCTTTATCTGAATCGTTGCTATCAGGGTCTAATTTTTTTAGTATTCCGTCATTTTTGTATACAATAAACATCTTAATACGTATTTTTTCTATATTTATTTAATATCTCTTTAGCTTCTTTTAACATTGTAGATTCTCTCGTATTATAACTCATACTTATTGCTCCTTGACTCATACTTCTTAAATTCTGAGATGTCGATGGTCTTCTCATATTACTTAAAACTATTAAACCTGTAGCTTCTTTAATTCCACTTGGAATTGTGTAATATCCTGCCATATAAGAAATTCTCGCATAAGAAAATCTATTCCTAACAGAGAAGAAATTTGAGATTGAAATATTTCCACTTAATTCTATTTCAGAATAAGGATATCTAATATGTCTTTTAGAGTCTGGGATATCGTATTTTGCATCTCCATTACCATCTATTAAACCTAATTCACTTATAGATGTTCCTAATTTTAACTCTATTTTTGAGACCGATACAATTGGAATCTTTTTAGTGAAAATTATTAAATCACCATCTGTACTTGCCTTTGCTTGACAAGTTTCATTTGTAATAACTTCTACTTTCAAAGAATAATTTATATACTCATCAATATAATCTGATGCTCTCGTAATCATTCCAGATAATACAATAGTTGAGTGTTTACTAAAATCCATATTAGGATTCCAGGCTTTTAACTCGTCAACACTAATGTAATTTGTTTTATTCATTTTCTATTAAAATTATAGTGTCTGTTATTTGTATCTCTCCATTATCGTTAACTTCATATAAATTAATGTCAATACTCCCTCTTTGTTTTACGACTCTATGAATTTCGTTTTGGACTCTTATAATGGTCGTGTTTTGTTCTTTCGCTATTCTATTAGTAAACCATTGATTACTAAAATAAATACCTCCTATTGCTAATAAAATTATAAGTACGATTGTTTTTACTAATTCCATTTTATTCATTTTTTTTTAATTAATTATTAATCGAATATTATTATCATATGATATACTGCTTCTGGAACACTAGTATCTATAGTAAACCATCTTGATATTGTCCAATCTCCATAAGTATTACCCCCATTCGGGTCTATGCCTCTTACTTTCCAATAATAAGTATCTGTAACTAAAGCGTCCCCAACTTGAACGGTGAACGATACTAATTGTCCAGATGTAAATGGGTCTGTATTGTCTGGGTCTCCAGCAAAACCACTATCTGTTCCTGAAACCTTGTCAAGTAAATCACCTGTATCAAAAGTATCAGCTGTGTCTATTTGTATATTATATCTAATATCATCACCATTTCCGTCTGTCCCAGTAAACTCTAATGTTGGAGTTGTGTCTACTCCAAATGCTGTTTCATCTGCTGTATTAAGCTCTACCGTTGGAGCTACCGGTTCAGCTGATTCTTTAAATTCTACCATTAAACCTATCCAAGAAGCAGAACTGTCTTGACTTCCAGAACCTTTAGAAAAACCAACTTCATAACTATCTAAGACTGTTGTGGTAAAACTTCCTCCTCCTGGTCTTAAATCTCTAGCTTCTACAAATTTAGAAACAAAACCTGTTGCTAAAGCAAAACTAGTATCATAATTAGTAGAATTATCTCTTTCTCTTATATAATGGTCTGTTCCTGGTCCAGTACCTCTATTTCTTCTTCCTAATGCCATAACAGAATAAATATCACCAGTAATATCTGTCGCTGATGTAGGTTGCATTGCAAATGATATTCCTACTGCATCAGATGTAGTATAACTAGCATAATCTGCATCGCTAATAGGAACCTCATCACAATCTGTATAAGCACCTGCGTCTAAAGCGTCTCCTGTTCCTGCTCCATTTGGAAGTAACATTTCAACTGATGTTCCTCCTGGGTATCCATCTCTATCAATAACTATATCGTCTATATACCAGACACCTGTTTCTCCTGCGTGAGCAGTAGCATTTCCAAAATACACTCCGTCAAAATAAGTACTGCCTAAAGCTAAAGTATCTAAACCACTTCCAGTCAACTCTACATCTCCATCTATTTTAGCCTCAATTATTCCAACCGTATCGCTAAGAACAACCTTAATTTCAATATAGTGCCAAGCATCTTCTGTTAATGCGTTTGTAGAAGTTTCATTAAAATCTGATGGTTGGTCGCTATTTATTCGTATATGTCTATCTGTTGTTAAGTATAAATCAACCACATTAACGTTTCCATCATCTTCGACTATACCTATCTTACTTTCTAAACTTGGAGCAGAGTCAACATAAAGCCAAAACTGAATATAAATAGTAGCATCTTCAACAAAAATACCAGTAGTTATTCCAATATAAGGAAGTCGTTGAGTAGCAGGAGAATCAATTTTTAAAGAATAATCTCCTGTTCTTACTATTGTCTGGTCGTAAATTGGAGTAGTTCCAAGAACACCTTGAAATTCTAATACACTTCCTGATTCTGCTCCGTTTAACCATCTTCTTTCAGTAGCAGAAGTTGTCAAAGGAAATAATCCTAGTAGAATTACTATCAAAAAGAAATTTAAAATTTTAGCTTTAATCTGCATCGATAGTATAAGTTATGCAATAATTGACGAAATTAACCTCTCCAGTGTTCGTTCCGAAATCACACTCAAATCTTTCATTAGCTGTAAATGAAGCATTTGTAATTGAGCCATCGTCGGCTGTTCCAGCTGTACCACAAACTATCTCTTCAAAATAATTAGTTCCATCTCCACAAGTAACTGCATAACTTGTTCCTCCTTCTGCTCTACAATAAATATCTGTAACTGTAATAGCGTGTTTTGGAGACCATAAAGGAATATCATCATATACATCTGCCGTTGTAGAAGCAACCGTGAAACATTTTTCAGTTTCGTAAGTTAAAACTCTTTCAGAAGCTCCATAGTATAAGAATTGGTCTGAGGTAGTGTCTATTCCTATTTCTCCTGCACTATCTATGGTTGGGTCTCCTTGTGGAATTGCTAACGAGCTCGTAAATATGAAATCATCTCCTTCGTCTAATTCTGAAGCTGAAATGCTATTTGCGGGAACTGTAACTGCTGTTGTAAAGGTTGGAGAGTCTATAGGAGCATATACGGATGCTAATGCTGTTCCTCCTATTGTAATATCATTGGTTACTTCTAAATCAGTAAACCAACCTTTTAATACTCTATTAGTAGTATCCGCTAAAGAGCCAGTCATTGTAATATCGTTTGCTCCTAGTATTAACGTTCCAGAGCTTGTTATTGAACCAACCCCTAATGTTCCTATTCCTGCTAAATTAAGAGTTGCGCTTGTTCTATTTATGTCTACAGCCGTAGTTCCAATATAAAATGTTTGGTCTATAAGAGCATAAGTTCCAAAGTCTGAAATATCTGCTTCCACCAATTGATGCCATACATTAGTTCCAGGGTCATCGTCCCACATTAAAAATCTATCAGCATTAGGGTCAACTGCAACATCGCTTAAATCAAATAAACTTTCACCAGTAATATCTGTTAAATAAGTTCCCAAATCGCTTATATCTGCTTCTACTAATGCTCTACTTTCCCAACTATCCCCATCTGCCATTAAAGCGTTTTTATCTGTAGGAGTCGTTACTCCAACATCTGATAAGTCTGATAATTGAGTTGCTCCGGCTCCTCCTTCAGCTTCACATTGAATAGCTGATGCTGTAGCATTCCAAGTACAATATTTAGTGTCTGTAGTGGTTGCAGTCTTAGTTAATGTTGCATCTGTTACCCAAGATTGAAGTTCGGAAAATGTATTTATGTCTTCATCTTGCATATAATTTGTCAGGGCAGAAGTAGTAATAAATGCACTTGTAGAATTATTATAATTTGATAAGTCGGTATCTACTTCTATGGTAGTGTTAGAAAGTATTGCTGAACTCCCTCCTGTAATTGTAAGAACCGTAGAAGTCGCTTCTGTTAAATTTCCCTTATTTATATTAATATCAAAATTATCTGCTGGGTCTTCTACAATACTAAAAGTAGTTCCGTCAAAATCAAATATAGGAGCTATTGCCGTCTGAGACACTCCATCAACTTCAAATCCTGCAAAAGTATCTGAACTAGCTTTATTATTAAAAGTATCCCAATCTGTATCTGATAAATAACCACTGGTATCCGTATCTGCCTGGGATATACTAACAACATTAGCTGTAATATCTAAAGGACTTGTTGCACTTGTAATTCTATTAGTATAAGCTGTTTCAAAATTAGTTTCTTGAGTTCCTGTTATTAAAACTAAACCACCTCCGTCTGTAAAATTATCTATTCCAAAAATAGGAGTTGCTCCACTAATAACGCTCTGGTCAATATAAGTATGGCTTGCTCCAGATTCTCCTATGTGAGTATAAGCTGAATCATAATTACTTTTAAGGGTAGTGTCTAAATCTGCTTTTAAGCCACTTGCGTCAATGCTTAAATCTATGGTGGTACTATTCTGCGTTAATACATCGGCAGTAATATCATAGGTAGTAAGAGTTAAATTTATACTATTTGTATCACTAATTGTAGTACTTTCTGTTATCTTGTCGTTAAAAGTATCCCAATCAGTAGTACTTAAATATCCACTATTTGTAGTGTCTGCAGGTTGGGTTGCAATAGTATGTTGGGCAGAGGTTAAATGATAATATTCATCTGCTATTCCACCTTGCAATGTTCCTAATTCATTATGGTCTGCTACGGCTGTTCCACTAAAATACTTATCTGTAACCATTTGAATAGTAGTAAAAGAACCTCCGGCTTGAGGAGCAACAATTTTTCCAATCAAAACACCAAATTCAGTTAATTGGTCTGGTCTTGTTGGCTCTCCTTCTTCTTCTGCTTCTGCTAAAGAGTAAGAACCTCTACCATAAACAACATAAACATCTTCATCATCTATGTGCTTATAAACCCAATGAGTTCCGTATTTTGCTACTCCTACAGTTCCCAACGTTCCATCTCCATCATCGTAATGTTCGTAATCTATTACGTTTAATGGCGTTCCTTCTGTCCAACCACTACCACTATCTTGATATACTGGAATAAAAGTTGTTGTTGCTGAATCGTATGAATTAGGAATAAACATATTTATTCCACCGAAAACAATACCTGAGGTCATTGTAAAATTATTAGTTCCAGAATAAGCTATAGTGCTTCCACTACTTAATTCTAGATTTCTTAAAGTTACTGCTCTAGTATGTAATTTTTGAACTCCATCTTGAAAATCGTAACCACCGGAAATATAATGAACGTTCCCAAAGGTATCTTTCATTACCTTGCCAATAGGAATATTGGTTTTGGCTAAAGCGTAAGGGTTTGTTTCTGAAAGAGTTATTGTAGGACTTCCTGAGTTATAATTTAAAGATATACTTGTAGCTGTAATAGTCTGATTATCTTGTTCTGTTAATATTGCATATTTAAGTGGAGCCGTAACACTATCTGTGGTTCTAAATAAAGCCGTTAAAGCGGCAACTTTAAATGTCCCTGCGTTTGTTCCTTCTGTAATAACACCTCCGGTCATAATTCCAGGGCTATCAGCGTAAGCATTATCTCTACCTAATTCACTTAAAGCTGTTTCAATTTCTGTTCCTACAAAATAATCTGTTGTATCGGTAATAGGAATATCTAATGCTGAAACTTGGTTAGCTCCTGTTCCCCAATCAATAAAAGTATCATTTATGCTATCTGTTTTAATATCTGCTGTTATATCATAAGTAGAAAGAGTAAAATCAATTCTATCACTATCAGAAATTGTTGTGCTTTCAGTAACTTTATTATTAAATAAGTTCCAATCTGTAGAGTTTAAATAACCATCTGTACTTGTATCTGCTTGAGTAATTGAAGCTGTGTTACTACTAAAAGCTAAAGGAGATGTCCAAGAAGTAACTCTAGTTAAACCTACTTCTGCTAAAACACTTTCTAGTTCTGTTCCTGTAAAATAACCAGCACTATCATAAATCTTAATACCTTCTGCATTAAAATTAACAGACTTATCAAAAAGCATTACTCCTAACCATAACTCCTCTCCAGCAGTATAAGTTCCGGGGTCGGTATTAATATCGCGAACAAGACCAAAAGTAGTAATATAACCAGTTGCATTATCGGCTATATCGTGAGTCGCTATACCTATTGTCGTGTGAGAAGTATTGTAAGTATCTGCTTTAGCCAATGAAATTACAGGTCTATTTCCTATGGCCGTACTAACATAAACAACTTGACCATTATTTATTTGACTTTCTGTTTTATTAGTAGCTCTAATATGTTGCTCTTGACCAACCTGTAAAACAACATCGCCGTTTTCAGTTCCTACGTTCAAAGTTTTATCATCTTCACTCCACCAAATACGACCTTCTTGAGTTGCTACCGTAGATGTCGTATTAAAATCAAAATAATCTACATTAATAATTTCGTTATTATTTAAATCTAATCTATCAGTTAAATTTAATCCTGTAAATTCGGGAGTACTACTCGTACTAATACCTTGAATAGTGTCTAATTCTGTACTTGTTATTTTTAAATTATTAACATTAAAATCAATACTTGCTGTTTGAGATGAATATTGTAATCCGTCTCCCCAAGTATCTACTCTCTTAGAATAAGAATCGTCCCAATTAGTATTTGTTAATCCTGAAAGAAGACCTGTATCACTTATTATTCCTAAACTATTTTGGATTAATTTACCTGTAGTTTCGTCAAACCTGACAATAGCATTATCTGTTGAAGTAGCCGAACCTACTACATCTCCTGCTCCAGAAGGACTATCCCATATAGGTGCTACCGATACTCCACTCGATTTTAAATATGTTCCGTCGGCTCCTAAAGCTAATTCGGTTACATCTCCACTAGCATCTGAGTAAAATAATCTCCAAGCGGTTTGGTCTACGAACTCTGTTAAATTAGTATATCCGGCTCCCGCAGTCCCACAAGAAAATAATCCGTCTGAATCTGTTTTAAGACTATCACAACTACTTAAAGAGCCTATTTTAAAATCCCAAGTATTATTAATTAAACCAATAACATCGGCTCGTCTTGTAAAAAAGTTTAAAGGAATAATATTAGCAAAGACCTGTAATGGTATTAAGGCTATTACTAATCCTATAAATATCTTCGTTATAAAATTTTTTATTTTTAATATCTCCATAATTCTATTTCTACTTTTTGAGCATCTACACCTGGTGCTCTTAAATAAATTTTTAATTCATATAAATAAACTCCAACTAATTCCTTGCCTGCCGACCCAGCTGGAATAGTTATATATCTTGTGCCTGTTTCTTTTTCCGCATAAGCTAATCTTAAATCGTAACCATAATCTCTTAATTTAATTAATGCTTTTCCTGTTCCGTGAGGAATTGTAAAGCTATATTCGGTATCTTTATCATCTAAATCAACTATATGTATTTCTGGAGTTTTAGGTTTTTTACTAGCATTTCCTATTGCTGTAGCCATTTCGGACAAAGCATTATACCAAGCCTTACCATCTGTTAATCTAACATTTATGAAAAAGTCTGGATTCTTTGCAAAAAACTTTACTATTTCTTCTACATCGAACCTATTCTTTTCTATTTTTGAAACTATATTATCAATTAATTCCTCGGGTAATTTTGAAATTTCTATCTTTCTTATTGCTTCAGGAAAGTTTTTAACAATAATTTCTTTTAATGGTTCAGGAAAATTTAAATCTAAAACTGCCTTTTCTAACCTTATTAACTTATTAATAATCTCTTTATCATCTATTTCTTGTAAATTACTTACCTCTACCCTTCCTTCAACTTTCTGTTTTTCTGGAAGATTATTAATTTTAACACTTCCCATAATTTTTTGAATTTCAGGAAAATTCTTAACAATCAAAGAACCTATTATCTTTTGAATTTCGGGGAAGTTATTAATTTTCATAGAACCCTCTACCTTTTGAGTCTCTGGAAGATTTTTAACTTTAACAGTTCCCTCTATCTTATTAAGGTGTGGTGGTGTAAATAGTTTTTCAATAAAATCCTGAACCGTCATTTTCTTTAACAGATTCCTTGAAGTACTAATTTTCTTAGATTCCTCTCCTAGTATTTTTAATTCGTTTTTAAATGGTTTTTCGTTTTTCATAATTTTTACTATAATTGACTTTCAAACTACATTGAGGAAATTAGTTTGAACAAAATCCTCAATGAGCCAATTTGGATTAGACTATACGGCTAATCCGCCTATCTTATACCAGTATGGCTCTGCTATACGTTTCAAAACTGTCGCTTCTGCAATAAATGCTGTCTTAGCAAATGCAGTGTTAGGAACATCTAACTTAATCAGTGGAATCAAATCTTCCATCTCAACGTGATTCTCTCCCGCAGGAGATTTCATTGCACCTAGAACTGCCCAACTACCCATATATCTAGAAGTAACAATCTTAATTGTCTGTCCTGTTACTGGAGAAACAATTTCAGTCACTCTTAGATTTGCCCTTGCGGCACCTTGGTCACTTACGACAATCCTATTAATTGAACCACTAGCTTGTAACTCGTCAGACAAAGCTCTTGTCTGTCTTGCTCCAATAAATAAATGGTCACAAACACCTCCAGCTTCAAATACAGTCTGGTCGTAAACACCTATACCAGATGCAGTCAAAAGAGATGCTGAACCACTATTTGTAGTAATTTGTTTTAATAAACCGTCAAAAGCGTTGGAATCAGCGGCACTATCACCATTGATGATTAAGTATTCCTCACCCAACATCGTTTCTAGAGTTTTAATCCTAATTAACTGTTCTTCTGCAGGCACATGGTTTTTAGATGCGGCAATCTGTAATAAACCAACTGAAACTTTTCTACCTAACAACTTATAAGCGGCAGTTGCTACGCTGTAGGTTTGAGTTGTTTCATTAGGAGTTCCGGCATCTGCAAATGTGATAACTGAACCACTACCAGTTGCACTTGGGTCCAATTTAGAAGTTAATTTCTTCCAAGCCGTAGCTTGTCCACTTCCAGCTTTTCTGGGCATAATGCTTCGAATAGGTGTAGCAGTAGGAATTATTAACTTAATAATTGGGTCAAGGTTTTCTGCGACGAAGATAGAACGGCTTGAAGGACTAAATGAATATGTTCCAGTTGTAACAGCCGCTTTTTGCAAAGCTTGTGCTAATAACTCTAACGTATTCTCTTCGCCCAACATACCTTTTAACAAGTTCATATCAATGTTCTTATTCATCGTATATTAAGGAAATACTAATAATCTCGACTTTGTATAACGTTTAACTTATATGGATGCTCTTAACTCTTGCTTTTTTAGACTGAACTTTACAGCCAAATCAGCTAATTGTTTTTTCAACTCCGCCTCTCTTTCAGGATTTGCTCCTGGGCTAAGAGCCAAAGCTTTTTGATAGACCTCATCTATCTCCTTCTGTATCTCCATTACTTCTTTTCTAAGGGTAGTAATATCTTTAGGTTCGTTATCACCTTTACCACCCTCTTTGCCTTTTTCTACGGCAAAACTTTTCTTGGGTCTTTCACTAACCGGTTGCTCGCCAAACTTCTTAATTTGCTCTTCTAAAGAAGTTACTGTTTCTTCTAACTTCTCTACTTTAGCAGAGTTTGCCTTAGTCAACTGTTCAGTCATTTCCCCAAACTTTTTAGTTAATATAGCCTCTATATCAAAGGCTCCCTTTTTCGTATCTTTCTTAGCTTCTAATGAGATTGCTCCCATAACACTATCTAATGCTTTATTTATGAGCTTAATTACTGCTGGAGCTCTTTTGTTGTTTTCAAAAGCACTCACTAACCATTTAAGATTTCCCGCAACATCACTTAAAGCTACGACTTCATGAACATCTTTCTTTATATTACTAGGCTTTATTACTTTTTCTTCTTCTTTGATTTCTTCCTTAACTTCTTCTTTTACTTCTTCCTCCTCATCATCCTCTTCCTCTTCCTCTTCGTCTTCATCATCATCTTCTTCAGTTTCTTCCTCTTCCTCTTCGTCATCGTCATCGTCGTCTTCCTCTTCATCATCTTTTTCTATTCCATCTGCCGATTCTTTATTTTCAACCGTCTCGGTTCCTTCTTCTTGTGCTCCAGATTCTTGATTCTCAACAGTATCCTTCTTTTCTTCTTCTTTTACTTCTTCGGTTCCTTCCTCCTTCACTTCTTCTTCCTTAACCTCCTTTTCTTCTTTAACTTCCTCAGTTTCTTCTTCTTTAATTTCTTTCTCTTCCTTTACCTCTTCTACTGGTTTCTTTTTTCTCCTACGTACTTTTTCTACTTCTTTTTTCATAATATTATCAAATATTTTTACTATTAATTCGACCTTTTGTTTTGAATCATCTCTTTTAACCATTTCAAATACTGCTTCTGGATTTGCTGGTCTATCAACGATACTAATCTCGAATAACTCTATTGCCTTAATAACATTACCTACCTTTTCTAAGACTCTACCACCAATGGAAAACCCTTTATAAACTTTTTCTTTAACCTTTTCCCAGGCATCTTTATCTACAATCTTAGCTCCAATCCAAGTTCCGTGCTTATCATGCATAAATTCTTTCGTCACTCCTACTGCTGACGGTTGATGCATTTCTCTAATATTGGCAAACTTCATATAATCTGCCCAAGCTTTTTTAATTGCTTTTCTCTTAACAACCTCTCCTTGGCTATCCTCAACCTCTGTTGAAATATAACCATAAACCATCTTTTTGTCCTTATCTACCTTTTCAAAAGGTATAAAAATTTTTGATTCGTTTTTCATAATTTTATTATTCCCCCGTCCATCCGACTTTACTATGGACTATTAATGGGGTTGAATATTCTAATAAACATCTACAATTTGGGTGTTCTGGTGGTCTTGAATGACCTGACGAGAACACTGCGTCTATTCCTACTAATCCTTCGTCTTCATTTGCACTACACGCTTCAGATACTCTATCATCTCCTGCTGTTGCCCACTTCTTACCACTTGCATTATTATTAATTGCTGTTCGAAGCTCTGTTCTATTAACAATCTCTGCCATTTCTGTTTTAACTATTCTTTCTGTTCTATATTTATAAGTATCCGAAATCTTTTCTCTAATTTGATTTGCTATCTCATTATCTGTTAATTTATTCTTTTTCCCTTCTATAATTCTATTTCCCAACCATTCTTTTGTAGTATTGTCCACAGTATCTATTAATAAATCAACCCTATCTCCTAAATCTTGAATTATGTCTTTATTCGTTAAATTAAAATCTAATGTTATTCCTGCTTTATCAAGAAATGATTGTCCTCCTCTATTAGCAAACCAGACATAATATTCTACCAAAATAACTGCCGACAAAAAAGTAGATATGGGTTCTAGATTTTCCTCAATAACCTCTCTAATCTCTTCTTCGTCTTTTTCTGTCCATATAGGTTCGTCTTGTTTTCCAATTCTATCCTTTATTTGTTTTAAAAAATCGGTTCTTAATAATTGCGATGTTTGTGTTAGGAACGAACTATAAATCTCATTTTCAAATTCTTTAAATTTTTTACTTCTCTCGATACTTGCTAAAACTGAATTTATTTTATTCTTTTTAAAGAATTCGTCTATAACCTTTTGTAATTCTAGTAATTTCGATTTCATATTTTTCTTAATTTCTCTGATACATCTTCTTTTAATCTTAATATCTTAGAAATAAGTAAATCTTTTTTCATAACATCTAATTGTTCGTCAAAAATCTCTCTAACCTCTTCTACGGTTTTAATTAGGTATAATCTTGCTTCTATTAATTTTTTAGTGCTACTATTAATCTTATCTGTTTTAAATGTTCTAAATTTTCTTTTTTGTTTTATATCTTTAATTGCTCTTTTTCTCCAAACCTTTGTCTCTTCAATTTCTTCCTCTTCTTTTTCTTTTTTAGGCTCTTTCTTAGATTTTCCTTCTTCCTCTTCTTCTTTTTTAGGATTAAGTAAATCTTTTACTAATATAGGACCTGAGCCTGTCTTAATATAATGGTCTAAACCTATAGGTTCTAAATCGTTTTCTTTTCTAACCTCGTCTACCGACTTAACTCCTATATTTATTAATCTTTCATTTACTTCAGCATCTGTCGCTTTATCTTCTTTATCTAAACTTTGCCATTTAAACTCTAAACCCTCTACTCCAAAATCATCTTCTATAATACTATTAAATAATGCTTTTAATGTTGCTAACATTGGCTCTAATCCGAACTTCATAGCAATATCATTTTGAACTTCTGCTGATGCTTTAGGCACTTTATCAGTATATCCTATTTCGCTTGGTGGAATATCGAATAATGCACAAGTCTTTAATAGTAACCATTTCTCATATTCCAAGAACTTCATATCTTCCGCTTTCTTTGTTGGGACATAACCTGTTCCCGTTCCTCCAGGAATTAATTTAATTTTTTGTTGTTTCCCTGGAACACCCGCAATCAAAGTATCAAAATATAATTGGAACTCTGCTAATTGTTTAGGTGTCCAAGTATCCGGAACACTTAAGAATCCTTCTGGAACATTTCCCTCTGTCAACATACTTAAATTATAAAGTTGTGAACGAAGAGCTCCATCGATTCCTATAATTAAACATTCTAGAGGAGATAACCCATAAGGAGTATTAGACCTCGGGTTCATCATCAAATACATCATTTTATCCGCTGTAAACGAAGCTACCTTACTTCCATTAATCCATTGCTCAAATGCTTTTTTAGGAGGTTCGGGAGTGCTTCCATCTTCCATTACCCTTAATCTAATAGTAGAAGCATCAACGGTAATTAATTTTGTTAATTCTCCATTTCTTAATTTATCTTTCCATATAGCGGCACCGTCCAACACTAATAAATCCTCAATAATTTCGTTTATAAATTCTTTAAAACTAGCAAATCTTCCACCTGGTTTTTTAAAGAACTTCGTTATTACATCTATTTGTTTTTGATATTTTTCCGGATTATCTTTTTCGTCTACAGGACCAATATACCATTTTACTCCTTCAACTTGTCTTTTTCTTCTATTAATACACGCTCTCGCAATATCATAACTTTCAGATAATGCACGTAGGAGTTTAAAATTAATACTCCTCGCTCTTTTCATATCAGTCTTTTTTACTGACGACATTCCTATAGGAACTGCAAAATGTTGAGGACTAGCTCCTATCTTATCTTGCTGAATTTTTATAACCTCTCCCTGTTCCTTTATCCTATCTACGAAAGGTTGGGTTATAGGTTTAATTATTTTTTCTTGTATAAATTTATCCCAAAACATAATAAAACGACTCTTTTAATCTATTAATAATACGATTATACATTATAACCCTGTATTAATAGACATTGAGCCGTCTAGCAGTCGCACCCGAAGGTGTCAATTATCTATTTAATACCATTATATAATGTTATCATTTTTTTGTCAAGGTTTTATGCGAAATATTAAAAATTTATCACGACCATCAATTTTTATTTGTACTCCGCATTTACATTTAGCTTCATATTTCATTGATTCAAATTTAATGATTTGCCTATTTCGAGTTTCTATTTCAAAGACTCCTTCTTTAGTATAACTTAATAACCTTTTACATATAGGACATCGCCAAACTTGATTATTCATTTTTTTCTTTTTTCACATATTCTTGATACGCCATCCGACCCTTTAACTAGCATTCTATTTGCTGGTAATTTGCTTATAATCTTTCTATCATTAGTATCAAAGGTTAAAGTGTAAAAGACTCCATCGTGTTCGCACCCTAAAGGTTTTCCCCTATTGTCGTAATGAATTTTTAGGCTAAAATCAAAGGGTTTTCCACAATAAGAGCAGATGTTCTTCATTTAAACTTCTTTATAAACTTTGACAATAATCCTTCCTTCTCTTCAAAATGAATACAATGCTTATGTTTAATCTTACAGACAGGACAAATATCATTTCTTCCTAATTTAGTAAAATCCGTTTCTTCTTCTATCTGTGCTAACTTCCTATCGTTAAGAGCTTCTTTATAAGCACTTTCAAATAACATTATCCACTTTTTACCAATTAAATCTCCGTCCCAATGTAATTCTGAAACCCACCTAAAACCATTATCTACCATTATCTTAACTTTATCTTTATGTTCCATTACCCACTCCATCTTATCTGCTAAATCGTTAACATCGCAAGTAGGTCTTATTCTATTATTATCATTTGCTAACACTACGAAGTTATTCACATTTTTTCCACTTTTAACTAATAACCCTCTTTCGTTATTTCCTATAATCTCATTCATTGCCGTATTGCCTGCCATGATAACCGGCTTCTTAACCGACATCCCTTCAACTACGGATAACCCAAAGCCTTCTCCTAATGAAGACGAGAATACGCAATCAACCGCATTATAAAGTTTATTTACGGTCTCTATTGGGTATCCATGATTTACCGCAAACATCTGAGCGTTTGGTAATGCCCACTCATCTCCTACTACAAACTTTAATTGTTTAGATATCTCTATTAAATCTAACCCAGACTCATCTTTATACAAGCAATGAAAATAAAAATACACATCTTCTTTTCCTTTTGCTCTTCTCCTATCTAATAATACTTTACACGCTTTCATACTAGTAATTAAATCCTTTCTAGGTTGATTTCGATTCATATTCATAAAAACAAATTTTTCTGAACTTCCTCCAAATAAATTCTTTCTTAATTCTTCTCTTTCTCCTTCTTTAAAAGGAATTGGAAAGAAGTCTTTTTGATTAATTCCGTGATAAATAACGTTTAATTTAGATTTCAATAATTCATATTTCTTCTTATTCGTTTCTTTTTGTTTATCGTCCAATAAACTATCTTCGTCTGTCTGATAAATCTTTAGACACTCTTCGTAAGCATATTTAGTATAGGCGACAGGGTAATCTATTAATAAAACCGTCTTATCAACCCAATCATATGTTGGAGTAGCATCTATAGGAAAATAATAAATAGTTTTAAACTTCTTATCAGCTGGTAATGATAAATTTGTTTCTACTATCTTAGGAATTAAACTCGTCAAAACAAAAGTGTCTTGTAATATCCACACTAAGTCATACACTCCTTCTCCTAACTTATCTAAAAATGCTTGTCTTCCAAACAAATCCTGATAAAGAGGATTAGGAATTAAATTACTAGATGCTGGATATATCTTATAAGGATACTTCTCTCTATCATAGAATTGTCCATCAAAATTAATCCCAATAACATCTATATCATACTTCTCTGTATTATGTAAAACTTTTAGAATATTTTTAGATACTTGAGCAAATCCTGTTGCGCACGTTGGAGTATCCGCTAATACTAATACTCTAACTTTCTTACTCTCCTTGTTTTGTATATTTGATTGTTTTGTTTTCATCGTTAAAGGGTTTATTATATATTTCTTTTCCTGGGAACCCTCCCCACTTCTTCACAAAATAAGCCTTAGAGTCTGCGAATTGTTCTGGTTTAGTAAATCCTCCTGGGTGCCCATCTTGTGTTTGAGTTTTAGAAGCAAAATGATAGAACATCGACATCGGACAACATAATGCTACTAATCCTGCCTTTTGTATTCTGTAATGCATATCGTTATCTTCGTAATATGCTGGGAAGAACCCTTCATCAAAATAACCTACTTTCTCTATTAACTTTCTATTAATCATAAATGAAGAGAAGTTTGGATGAGGACTTTCCTCTAATCCTTGTTTATCGTTATCTCCTTTATCAAATATTTCTGTAGGCACTCCACACTCCATCCTTAAATCTAAACTAGAAACTAAAACCGTTGTCTCGTCCTTCTTATCTAACCTCTCAGCTAACACTTTAATTGCGTTTTTATGAAATAACACATCGTTATTAGCAATCAAGATATAATCATATCCCTCTTTAAACCCTAAATCTATTGCGTTATTCCACGCTCTCTGAACTCCTACATTATCATTATACCTTGTGACTATAAAATCCTCTCTCTCACTCGCTAACTTATTTGACTCAACTTCTGTTGGGTCTGTAGAACCATTGTCTACTAATAAAACTTTTAATTCAATTCCCTCAAGGTTTTGATTAAAAAGAGTTTCTATGGCTTGTTTCGTATAACTGTGCCATATATTAACCGCAGTTACTACTGCTAAAACTTTAATCATTTTTTAATACTATTATAATTTTCTATTAATTTATCTATAAGCCAACTCGATGATTGACTTTTACCTCCACCAACAGCAAAACGCATCTCAATACCTAATTCTTCACAAATTGCCTTCTCAGGAATATTTCCTAAGGTCCTATCTCCACCTTTTGCAAAGATATCAGGTTTGATTGAACCAAGACTTTTAATTACTGTTTGGTCTTTATCTATACATTTTACGACTTTATCAATGTATTTCATTGCTTCTAAAACACTTTTTCTTTCATTAAAATCCATAAAGGCATAACCTTTTTTAGACTTTAGAAAGTCATCTGAATTCAAAATACATACCACTCTTCCATTTTTGCCTGCTAAATGCCTAGCTCCCTTAAAATACTCTACGTGACCCGAATGTACTGGGTCAAAACCTCCACTTATAACTACAATTTTTCTATCTTCATTCATCTTTTTATTCCTATTATGTAAACGTATTCAAGACCATCATTGTTATTGTAAAACGCTTTAACTTCGACTATTTTAAACGCTTTACGAACTAGGTCTATTCCTTGTTTAACACTTAATAATCTTCTACCAGTATCTCTATCCTTTCCATATCTTGGAAAATAAAGTCCTGGAGCTCCAAATAATAATAAACCTCCTTTTTGTAATATCTTCCTTATATTATCAAGAGCATCTCTAATCAATCCTTCATTGTCAAACGTATAAACGCCTTCTGCTCCTATATCACTCTTAATCTGTTCAAATACTCCATTAAATATAACTCCATCAAAAGAATTAGGGTCAAATGTTGTATCTGTAATATCGTCAATGATATCCGCTCCGGAGTTCGGATTAATATCTGAAACTATAAAATGTGAATCTGGAAAAAATGGTTTATAGTTCCAAGAAGTTGATTTGCCTATATCTAAAACCTTAGGCTCTACTACTTTTAAACTATTCTCGAAACCAGGTATAAGTTCGTTATTAAGATATTGTCGCCATCTACTTAGACTCATAAATTTCTTTATATAAATATGTTATATGATTCTTTCGACCTGCAAGAATCTCTATTAAGTCACCACACCTGTTTTTCCAAGTATGATGTTCCTGAACAAATTCAAATGCTTCCTGTTGCATATTTTCCCTTGCCAAAGGTTGCTCTATCCACTCTTTATATAACTCTACGGCTTCTTGAGGAGTATCAAAGAACATTGCGTGTTTCTTATTTCTTAAAATCTTATCTAATCCTTTGGCTCTATGAGCTAAACAAAACCCTCCTGCTCCAGTTATTATAAAAGGCCTATCAGAAGCAAATTGTTTTATATGACTAACAAAATCATAACTTAAAGATATACTCGCTGAAGCGTATATCGGAACATTAATACTTCTTGTTCTATCTCCGTATGCTGTTGGAGAAGAAAACACTTTAATTGGTAATTTATTATCTACTAATGCTGTTACGCAATCTATTCTTCCTGGATACCTCCCTGGGTTCATTGTTCCTATAAATACAAAAGGATTATAATATCTAGGCTTAACCTTAGGTCTTTCTTTAAGAATATAACTAGCATAAGGCATTACTATGCATTTCTCTCTATCTATATTCCACTTCTTTGCGTGTTGGTTTAATTGATGGTCTTGATTAAAAGCAATTAAATCTACCCAACCTAAATCTACACTTACTCTTTCCGATACATCTTTATAATCCCCCTCTTGATATATAAATTTAAAACCTAATTCCTTTTTTAAATTAGACATCATCTCTACAACCTTTCCTATGTCGTGTTGATTTCCATCTATTAAACATTGACAAAAAATTATATCGGGTTTTATTTTACGTATCTCGTGCTCTACTAAACTAAGAGTATTGTTTACCAATTCTACACCGTAGAACTCGTGTCCTAAGGCCCTAAAACCCTCGCTTACACCCTTTGTAATAGTTTTATACGGGCGACTTATATATTGTCCCAAACCTATAATTTTCATTTTATTACTATTAAACGAACATCCCTTTTAGGGTGATGTTGTATATTTTTAACTTCTTTTATCTTAGTAAATCCGACCTTCTTTACTAATGCTTTAATTTCCTCTGTTCTCCAGACATATTTATGATAATTAAGAACATAAGGAATTTCTGTTTTTTGTCCTCCGTAAAACCCACATCTTGGTTTACTAAAAGGGTCTTTTTTATCACTCTTTAAATATTCTTTAATACATTTATCTAAATCGGTAAACTCTATTTCTATAAAACAACCTTTCTTTAATACTCTAAACCACTCCTTAAGAACACCCTCTAATTCCCACCTATAAAAACTTTCTAATACATGAACAGCTTGAATTTCTTCTACCGACTTATCAGGAAAAGGTAAACTTCTTATATCTCCCACATAACTTACTCCTTTAAAAGGATAAATGTCCATATTAACATAATCCTTTTTAATTTGTTGCCCACACCCAAGATTTAACCTGATTCTTTTTAACATTTTATTGCTTTACCTATTAATTTATAAGGCTCTTTCCACTCTTCGTATGCTTTCATCGAATAACCAAATTCAACACTTTTAAATCCATATTTTTCTAATAATAGGCTTAAGTATTGCTCGTTAAATAAATTTTTATGCTTTCTAGCATTAACTTCATCTTTATTATTTAAATAATGAGTATTCTTTTGTCCATTAACATTGTTCCATAAATATGTTAAATCAGTTCTATCTGCTTCTTGCCAATAATGTTCTCCTAACATTAAAGCACATTTAATTCCATTGGGTAACCCAAATTCAAACACTCCATTTGTTTTTAATATTCTAGCTATTTCCCTTATAACCTCAGTAACCTGTTTAGGAGTAAAATGTTCTAAGAACTCTGAACAACTAACCTCATCAATAGAATCTGTCTCGAAAGGAAGTCCTTTTAATATATCGGCAACCACATCGGGTTTAACACTTTCCCTGATATCTACATTTATGTATCCCTCTAAAGGATAGCTACCACAACCTAAATTAACTTTTTTCATAATCGTTTAATAAAATGCTTAGTAATATCTTTTGACTCCTTGTATACCTCTATCCACATTTTTCTATATCTTTTAGCTATTTGTTTCCAGGTCCACTTTTCTTTTATTATTAAATCTGGCAAAAATTGTTTTATTCCATCTTTAATATCTTCTATTGTCTTATCTATAATAACCACTCCGGGTAAATCATTTACATTACCTACATCGGTGCAAATTACTTGTTTACCACAAGCTAATGCTTCTAATACTACATTACTACTTCCTTCGTCGTCTGATGCTAATATAAGAACATCTATCATATTATAAAAATTAACCATTTCTCTATGAGTCTTATATTCTTCAGGATGATTACTTCCATCGTTAAGTAATTCAACATATTTATCTAATTGTTGACAGGCTTTTTCTATCAAATCATATCCTTTAGCTCTTGTTCTTGTTCCAGCAAAACCTATAACTAACTTTCCTCTCCTTCTCGATTTAAATAATTTTATATCTACTCCATTAGGAATATAAACACAATTATCAAAACATCCTGCTAATTTTTTATTTAACGCGACTACTTTAGCAGACCTTTCAAAGATAAACTCTAAATCATCTCTATCTTGAAATAACCCTGAAACGGCTCCGTGACTATTTAAACTAGTTGTCATTGTATTAGGGAATTGTTCAAACCAATACTTGTAACTTGCTATTCCTCCACAACAGAAATGAACAATATCATATCTCTTATAATAATGATTTAAATTAGAGGGATTAACCTCTCCCATATCTTTAATCGTAAAATGCCAATCGGGAATATATTTAACAATTGCTTTGGCTCTATTGTGAACCGACCAATTATTCTTTTCGTCTACTATTAATAATATCTTCATTTTATCAACCTATACATTTTTTAATAATTTTAAGCGTAAGGAAATCACAAACCTAAACATTTTTTACAAAATGGTATATTTTTAAAATTCCTTTCTTGTAATTCCTTGTTATATTGATGCTTCTTACCTTGAACCTTTTTGCTAAAGATACCGTCTTTCTCATTTCCATATACTTGAGTGTTAGTATCGTCGGCACAACAACCTACTAAATCTCCGTTCCATTGGACAAATATCATAGAGCCAAATACACACTTATTTTGGTCTCTATCGGGAAAAGATAACTCTGTATCGTCTGTCTGGTGGTGGTATGTATGTAATCTCTTTTCCATATATCTAAAGTTCTTTCTTCCATCAAGTAAGTTATGATAATCTTCTACGGTTTCGTCTTCGTTCTTCCTCGTTATCATTTTTTGAAGAACTACTTGGAAAGGATTATCGTATTTTTCAATCATATCTAATAAACACTTGATATTCTCTACTACTAACTTAAAGTCCGAACCCGTATTAATTAACTCCATTAACTCCTTTCTACTTGAATTTAAACTAACCCTTAACCAAGAGATACAAGTATATTTCATTAACCTTTCTATATTCTCTTCCGTTAATAGGTTCCCATTAGTACTAAAATCTACATTGGTAAAGCCTTTTTCTTGTAAATAATCTAGGTTTTCCCATAGATAAGTGTTTAAAAAGGGTTCTCCTACACCATGTAAAGCTACTCGCATTCCTTTATATAACTCTGCATCTTTCTCTAATAATTGGTCTATTATACTCTTAAATCGCATTGGTGTCATATAACCTCTACCTCTCTGATGTAGTCTATTTGAACAATTACGACATTGAAGATTGCAGTGATTTGTTTGTTCTATTAATATTAACATAATTGTCCTTTTAAAAATTGATTATAAACTCTTAGATATTTCGACGCTATAATATCCCAAGTAAAATTATCCATCATTTGTTTTCTTCCATAAACCTTTCTAATTCCCTCCATAATACTTCCCACATCTCTATGAACAAGAATAACTCCGTCTAAATCTCTTGCTATGCCTATATCCGTTGATATAACTGGTATATTCATTGCTAAGGCTTCTAAGGTAGGATTATGACAACCCTCTCCCTCACTTGCTATTACTAAACAATCAAATTTCTTATAAATCTCAGGCATTTGGTTGTGTGGAGTAACTGCTTTAGGATATTCATTTCCGTCATGTATAAAGTTAATACCTAAGTTTTCACAAGCTTCTTTTATTAAATGATAACCCTTATACTTATCTCTCCTACCTACAAAACCAACGGTAAAACTATATTCAGGTTTAAATAACTTAACATCTACACCATTTGGAATATATATTACTGGAGTTTTAACTCGAGGACTTATTGCGGCATTTAACCTATTACTTAACGCGATAATACCTGCTGAGTTTTCATATACCTCTATCAATTTCTTTTTATCATCCCACATACCTTCTATTGACCTATGACTTACTATACTTGTAAAAAATTTATTAGGATATTGTTTAAATCTATCATAGAACTCTGTTAGACCTCCACTAAACAAGAATTGAATGATATTGTAATCCTTAACCCATCTATCAAAATCAGGTTTAATAAAATGCCTATCCTTAATAGTAACTATATGTCTTTCTTTAAGGAATTCTTTCGCTAATGATTGAGCTCTAAATGTAACTGCCCAGTCATTATTGTCTATGGTAACTAAAAGTATTTTCATTTATTAAAAGGTAAATCTTTAATATTAATTGACCAATAATGAAAATTAAAAACCTGTCCACCTATTCTATTATCCACTCTTAATCCTAATCGCTTACAAGCTTCTTCCACTTCCTTACTTACCTTATTCCAAGGTGGATAATAAGTAGTTATTTGTTTTAAAGTATTATCTAATATTCCTTTACCATATCTACGAGTTACATTCTCGTTCCAATAAGTAATTGCTCTTTGAAAGTCTAATCTAACTTTTATTTCCGATAACTTACTATAATCTTTATGGGTCCAACCATGTAATTGTATATCTAATAGAGGAGCATTAACTAAATAATGAAATAAACCATAATTGTCTGCTAAACCTTCAAATAAGACTGCGCAAATATGAATCTTCTTGTTACTTATAAAAGTTTCGTGAAGTTTCTTAAATTCACTTAAATCTGTCCATTTACATATATCGTCGTCTCTATATAGCATTTTAATATTTTTTACTTGCTCTTTCTAAATCAGTTGACCAACTCCATAAAAAGACTCCTAAAGCTATTTTCCAATCTATACAATATAACATTATAATAGCTATTAACCCTATAACCCAACTCATTATCGTAAGTCCTAATTTAAATTGATTCATATATGTTTTTAATTTTTTTACATACATCTTCCCAATGGAACCCGTGACCATTTAACCAATTCGACAAGTCTTGATTATAACCTTTATCCCATTGCTTTTTAATCTTTAATTTAATATCTTCTATATTCATTACATCGGCTACTTCTATAAATGGTAGGTCTTTACCTCCTAATCCTCTGTTCGTATATACTATATTAGCTCCTGATGCTCCGGCTTCTAGTATTGTATAACTATACACTTCCCAGTCAGACAAAGAACAAAATACCTTGGCTCCTGCGTATAGTGCAGGCATTATATCTCTTGGAACCTCACTCAAGTAAATCATTTGTGGGTATATCTCTTTAATCTTCTCTAAGTAACCCTTTTCAAAGGAGGGTCCGACAATCAATAAAGGAAGTTTTAATTCTTTACACGCTTTAGCTAATAAATGAAAACCTTTACCATTACATATTCTACCGGCTCCCATAACATAACTTCTATTGTTATTCCCTACTACATCGTAAAACATCTTGTCTATTCCGTTTGGGATTATATGAAACTTTTCATCTCCATCACACTTGGTTTTCTCTTTAATTAAATCCTTTTCTTCTTTAGACATACATATAATCGCGGAAGAGTCATCACATACTTCTTTCTGGTCTATATATTTAAATGTATCGTGCTCTATTGGGTGATATATGGAACTAACTACAAATTTACTTTTAGCATTACTTTTAGCGTTTTGCCAATGTCCTTTAGTCCAAGTCATCGATAAATGAAAGAAATGAACTATGTCTACATCTTTAACTTCAGGAGTATTTACGCTATGGGAAAACCTTACATCTACTCCTAACTTCCTAAGTCCTTGTATTATCTTATCTATCTTTAATGAATCGGCTCCCATCCAGTCATTTGGGTTTCTATTTTGAATTAATACTTTCATTAATCTTCTCTTTCCATTTCAAAAACTACATAATGTATATCTTTCGTTCCTGTAGGCTCAACTTCTACCCAAACCTTATAACCACTACTAGCAAGAGCAACTACCGTGTTATCTCTATCTCGTTCATTTTGAATTATTATTTTTACTATATTTTTAGGCATATTTTTATAATTGATACGTTGGATAAATTATACTTATTGCGTGACTTTTACACTTAGGACACTTTAACTTACTACTATCTATTACCTGTTGAGCCTTTATAGGTCTCCACTCTGTCCAGACATTATTACACTTATTACAGGCAAATTCTAAACATATCTCTTCGGCTAAAAGTCCTTTTCCTAAATTTATTCTTTGCATGTTACCTTGGGTAGAATATACAATAAGACATTAATAATATAAACACTAGCATAAACCTATCTGCACTTTTATTGAAATACAAATCAATGGTTGCAATAAACGTAATAGCTATAATTATAAACTCTTCCGGGTTTGCTACGATAAAGCCTAACATCTATTATAATCACTACCTATACGTAATGGGAAGAATCCTTTAAATCTTTCAAAGAATTTTTTCTCTGCCTCTCTATATATTACATCGTCCCAACTAACAGGAGTAGGACTCTTATGATAACTAGGCATTGCTCCTTTTATCCAGTCTTGATTCTTATTTTCCCAATCTTTAAATGATGTTATTCCTAGATGTTCTTTACACCAATCTTCTGAAGCAGTAGTATGTTTTTCCTCGTGGGCTACTGTCTGTCCAGATACATGGTCACATTCGATACCTAATACGGCTACACGCTTTCCTTTCTCTATTACCTGACAAGACATTAATCTATCGTAGAAGTGATGCATTGGAAAGTCTTCAATAAAACCTATCTCTTCTAGAGTTTCTTTTCTAAATATCATAACACAACCATCTACAACAACGGCTGGTTTTAAATCTGTTATTACTCTACCATGAACACTTGCTTTAGAACCTTTCCAGTCTTTTACTCCCTTACCTTGGAAATTAGACATTGTTCCACTACCTCTACCTCCCCAGGCATCCATTTCATCTGAGCCTATAAAACCTATTAAGCCTAATTTATTGTCGTATTCAAAACACTTTATAACTCTATCGTCCCAACCTTTCTCATAGATAAGCATATCACTATGAAAGAATGTTATAACTCCTCCTTTAGCGTTATCTAATCCTTGTTTAAATGTAGGATAGACTCCTATATTAATCTCATTAGTTATTACTCCTAATCTATCTGTCTTACCCGTTACATCCCAATTAATTCCTAATGTTTCTAACTTATTAGATATCTTCTCTGTGCTACCATTATCTATAATTAATACCTCTACCTCTTCGGGCCTTGTTAGATTAGCAGTTAAAAGGTTTAAAGACTCTACAAAGAGAGGGTGTTGATTTAATACTGGAATTACTATTGATAATTTAATCATCTGTTTTTTTAATATGGCTAGTTAAATCTTCTAATACTATAATTAATAATGTTGCTATTAAGAGGAACCCATTAAGACATAATATATAGATGTTTTGAATAAGTCCTCCAAATAACATTAAAATAAAAGATGCTATTATAATCCCAAAGAGTATCAAGGCTTTTCGTTTAAAACTTTTAGTAGACATATCTATTTAAAGTTAATTTTTTTATATTCCTCGTAACACTCTTTACAAACCTCTGAGACTTTAACTACTTTACTTGCTTCCTGCATTCTTTGAGTAGTACTCTCATTAATTTGCATTGATTTATTTATAAGTAACTCCTTAACCTCAGCTTCTGTTCTTACATAACCTAGGACTACGTAAAAGAGTTCTCCATCTATTTGCTTACTACACTTATCGCATTTAAACATTTGAGACATTGTATTGTTTTAAATTAATTTATAATCTCTTATGACACTCAGCACATAATTTATCGCTATGCTTTAAATAATTTTTAACTAACTTACTTCTTATCTCACTTGCTGATATTGTCTTAAGATAAGGAAGGACGACTGTTTTACCCCCTATTGATTTCATATATTCTATCTCTTTTGTTTTACCATCTTCCCACTCTTTACATATAACATATACATCGGGTTTATACTTCTTTAATAGTTTTAAAGGACTAAACCCATTAGCTGGAATTACTATATCTACATCTCTCATTGCTGATATCGTTTTTGCCCTGTATTTATAAGGTATTACTGGAATCTTAGACTTATAGTCCTTGTACAACCTATCTGTGTTCACACCCACAATTAGATAATTTCCGTTTGCTTTTGCCCTCTCGATAAATCTTACATGACCATAATGAAATAAGTCAAATGAACCTTGTGTAAAGACTATTATCCCACCATATCTTCTTATAAATTCTTCAACAGATATTATTGTCTTTATATCTCCTTTCTCAACTTTATCTTCGTAGATATCCGCATCACCATAAGTTAGATTATAACTACTACTTTTTACACAACCAACACAAGTGTCTTTACCGTAACAATTCCAATCGTTAAGTCCCGTTGGTTTACCTCCTCCATTCCATTTAATATAAGGAAGCATCTTTTCTATCGCTTTCATTAACTTATTCCACTCTTTACTTGTTCTACAATTAACTACGAATTGTATTTTTTTCTTACTCATTTTTTAATTGGTTTAACTAATGGTTCTTTTATCCTTTCCCCGCACCTTAAACAAATATCTAAAAATTCTTTAGTACTAGCTTCTTCTCTTATCTCTACTTTAATGCCACATCTTGGACACTTAATTATTCGGGCCATTCTGTATCTATTTCTTCATTTTTATATATCATTGCATCCATTCTTTATTTCTAATTTGCCACGCTATAGTTTCCTTCATCGACTCTTCAAAGGATACTTTAGGTTTCCAGCCTAACTCTTTTAATTTATCTCCGTTAAGTCCGTAATGTAAATCGTGTCCAGGATTATCTTCGTGGAAGTATTGTAATTCTGTTATGGCGTCTTTACCCATTAGTTTACTTATAATCTCAACTAATTCCTTATTATTTATCTGTTTATCTCCTACTATATTTAATCTTACTGGTCTATCCATACTTCCATCACTATGTATAATAGGCTTTACATTTTTAAGAATAAACAATATTGCGTCTGCAGAATTTCTTGAGTGTAAATAATATCTACTTCCTATCTCTCCGTTCTTAGCAGAGTGTATCTTAATAACTTTTCCATACTTTATATAT